CTACCCCCACCATTCCCGCCGATCCTGCCGATCCGCTGGCGCAAAGCTTTGACATCGTCGCGCGGCAGGACCGCACCGAAGCCGATGTCGCCGCGCTGCGCAGCGATGTCGACGAGGTGAAGGCCCGGCTCGACAAGGTCGCGCGCGCCGCCACCCGCCCCGCGATCGGCGGCACCGAGGTGGCCAGCGCCGAAGTCAAGGGCTTCGTCGACGGCTATCTGCGCCGGGGCCGCGCCACCGAGATCAAGTCGCTGAGCGGCGCGACGCCGGGCGATGGCGGCTATGCGGTCCCGCGCCAGATCGATGCGATGATCGCGCGCGAACTCACCGAGATCAGCCCGATCCGCGCCATCGCGCAGGTGGTGCAGACCGGCTCTGCGGGCTATCGCAAGCTCGTCGCCACCGGCGGCACCGCTTCGGGCTGGGCCAGCGAAACCGCCGCGCGCGCCACCACCGAAACGCCGCAATTCGCCGAAATCGCCCCGCCGACCGGCGATCTCTACGCCAATCCGGCGGCCAGCCAGGCGATGCTCGACGATGCCGGGTTCGATCTTGAAAGCTGGCTCGCCAGCGAAATCGCGCTCGAATTCGCCCGCGCGGAAGGGGCAGCGTTCGTCGGCGGGACCGGGATCGACCAGCCCGAAGGCTTCCTCACCGCCCCCGCCAGCACCGCCGCCGATGCGGTGCGCGCATTCGGGACGCTGCAATATATCGGATCGGGCGATGCCGACGGCTTCGACGCTGCGCCCGATGCGCGGCTGATCGATCTGGTCCACACGATGAAGGCCGGGCACCGCCAGGGCGCGAGCTTTGTGATGAATTCGGCGACGCTCGCGAGCGTACGCAAGCTCAAGACCGCCGATGGCGCGTTCCTGTGGCAGCCGGGCATGGTCGAAGGCCAGCCCGACCGGCTGCTCGGCTATCCAGTGATCGAGGCCGAGGATATGCCCGATGTTGCGGCGGGCGCGTTCCCGATCGCGTTCGGCAATTTCCGCCACGGCTATCTGATCGCCGAACGCAGCGCGACCCGCGTGCTGCGCGATCCGTTCTCGAACAAGCCGTTCGTGCATTTCTACGCGACCAAGCGCGTGGGCGGGAAGGTGCTCGATTCGAACGCGATCAAGCTGCTGAAGATCGAAGCCTAGGGCGTTTCCTCGGCGCCCCCTCCGACAGGACCGAGTTCCCCCTGCTCGCCTGCCGGACCCCTGCACCCGCGCCGCATTCCTTGCGGCGCGGGTGCCTTTGCCGCGCCGAAACGGCACCAAACGCGAGCCGAAGGCGAGCGCAAGGGCGACCGCCCGCCCGCAGCACCGCAGGTGCGAGGATATCGCACGCCGAATGGCGTGCGGAAAACAAGAAAGGAGATCGCGATGCTGCGGACCATCGTGCAGCCAGCTGACCTTGGCGGTGCCGCGCTTGGCGAATTCAAGGACTGGCTCGGCATCACCCGCTCGGGCGAGGATGCGCTGCTGACCGACCTGCTCGGCGCGAGCCTTGCCATGTGCGAGGCGTTCACCGGGCAAAGCCCGCTCGAACAGCGGATCGAGGAGCGCCTGCCCCCACGCGCCGGACGCCAAGTTCTCACATCGCGCCCGGTGCGCATGCTGCTGAGCGCGGAATTGATCGATCCGGGCGGTGTCCGCGTCTCGATCGCTGGCGAAGGACACGGGTTTGTGATCGACGCAAGCGGGGTCGCCGAGGCCGAGCTGAAACGCGATTTCACAGGGCAAGCGATTGCGCTGCAAATGATCGTCGGGATCGCGCCTGACTGGGCCGCGCTGCCGCGCGCGTTGCGGCACGGGATCATCCGGCTGGGCGCGCATTATTACCGCGACCGCGACCATCAGGGCACCAGCCAGCCGCCCGCCAGCGTTACCGCGCTGTGGCGGCCGTGGCGCGCGGTGCGGCTGACATGATCGCCGCGCGTTATTCGGCGCAGGCGCAGGCCGGGCTGATGCGGCGGTTGACCGCGCGGGCGGCCATTTTGGGTGCAGCGCGGGCGCAGGTGCTGGCGCGCGCGCTGCGGCAAGCGGGCCATCCCTGGCGCACCGCCGGGGTGCTGTGGCCGGGCTTTGGACGGGATAACCGCTGATGGAAAACGATCTGCGCGCCGCGCTCATCACCTGGTTGCGCGGCGATCCCGCGCTCGCCGGAATCAACGCGATTGAGGAGGAAAGCCCCTTGAAGGCCAGCCCGCCGTGGCTCGGCATCGCGGCCAGCGCCTCAATCGACTGGGGCAGCAAGGATCGCCCCGGGCGCGAGGTGCGGATCGCGCTAGAGCTGGAAAGCCGCGCCGATGAGCCCGACGCCGACGCTGCGCTGCTCCGCGCGATCGAGCGCCGGGTGCTCGACCTGCCGCCGTTCCACAGCCGGTTCGAACTCGTCTCGATCCGGTTCCTGCGCGCCCGCAGCGAACGCCGCGACTTCAACCTTCGCGGTGCTTTGATCGAATACCGTTTTCGCCTTCTTGAACCCCTCACGGAGTAAACACCATGCCTGCCCAGAACGGTTCAGCCTTCCTGCTCAAGATCGGCGACGGGGACACCCCGATCGCCTATGAAACCGTCGCCGGTTTGCGCACCACGCAAATGTCGATCAACGGCGACAGCGTCGTCATCACGCACAAGCAATCGGGCGGATGGCGCGAATTGCTCTCGGGCGCGGGCACACGCTCGGTTTCGGTGAGCGCAGCGGGGATCTTCCTCGGCAGCACAGCCGAGGCGGCGGTGCGCGCCCATGCGCTCGCGGGAACGCTTGACGATTATGAATTGTCGTTCGAGGATGGCGCGCGGCTGCGCGGGCGCTTTCTGGTGCAGCGGCTCGATTATTCGGGCGATTTCAACGGGGAGCGGACCTATACGCTGCAACTCGAAAGCTCCGGTCCGGTCGTCCCGGCATGACCGCGCGCTGCCCCAATCCGGTGCGGGGGGAAACCGAATTGGTGATGCGCGGGACTGCCTACGTCCTGCGCCCGAGTTTCGAGGCGCTGGTCGCTGCCGAACAGGAGTTGGGATCGCTGTTCATGCTGCTCGAACGCGCCGCCGAAGGCCGGCTGACGCTGGCCGAGATTGCCGCGCTGCTGTGGCATTGCCTGCCCGTTGATGAACGGCCCGCGCGCGCTTGCGTCGGCGAGGCGGTGCTTGACATGGGGCTGGTCACGGCGACCCGCCCGGTGCGCGCGATCCTGGCGCAGGTGCTTCAGGGGCGGGTGTGAGTGCGGATTTCACTGCATCAGCGACGCATTGGGCCGCGCTGGCGACGCGCTATCTCGGATGGCGTCCGCACGAATTCTGGCGCGCCACCCCGGCTGAACTCGCCACCGCGCTGAGCGACCCCGAAGCCCCTGCACACGCTGCTCCGAGCCGCGAACAGATTGCCCGAATGATGGAGCGCGATTGCGATGGATGACACTTTCGACGAACTGGTGATCGACGTTCGCGCCAGCACCGATGGCTTTGCCGCCGACCTTGAAACGATGCGCGGATCGCTCGACGCCTCGCTGATCGACGGGTTCGGGCGCGCAGGTGCTGTGCTGGAACGCGGGCTGCTCGCGGCACTGCGGCGCGGCAGTCTGGGCTTTGACGACCTTCGCAAGATCGCGCTGGGGGTGCTCGACGAGATTGCGGCGCACGCGCTCAGGTCGGGCATCGGCGCGCTGCTGGGGGGCACTGGTGGGCTGGGCGGATTGCTCGGCCAGTCATTTGGCGCGCTGCTCGGGCTGCCCGGCCGCGCGACCGGCGGGCCGGTCTCGCCCGGGCGCGGATATATCGTGGGTGAGCGCGGGCCGGAATTGTTCGTGCCAACCGCCGCCGGACGAATCGAAAATCAGGCGGCGGGCGGAGCCAGCGGGCGCGACGTGCGCGTTGCGATCCAGCTGGCCGTACCGCGCGGAACCGCCGCCCCGACCGCAATGCAACGGTCATCGCGGCAAGTCGCCAGCGCGGTGCGCCGCGCGCTTCAGGACAGTTGAGGACACATTATGGCATTCTGGCTGGCACAGCGCCTTCATTCGCAGGAAACGAGCCACATCCAGCGCTTCGATCCGCGTTTCTGGACCGTCAATTTCCCCCGTCCGGCGATGGCATCGGTGGTGACAACCGGCCCGGATTCGCTCCGGGTCGAGGTCGAATTGCACCACGAGGGCGAGCTTGTCGGGCTGATCTGGGACAGCGTTGACACGCTCGATCATCCGCTGCTCGCGTATGAAACCAACCGCGATTACGCACACACGACGTTGCAGTTTCGCTGGCAATCGCAGGGGGTCATCCCGCTCGATGCGGTCAATGGACCGACTCTGACGATTGAGGGATACGATGCGGTGGACCGGCCGCGGGTCTGGTATGTGCGGCTCTGGAACTATGCGCAGGGTACGCCCGAGGATGCAGTGATCGTGCTGCCGTTCTCGCAGCTCGAAAGCGGGTTTACGCTGCCCGGCGAGCCGATTGACCCGGCCCGGATCGACCGGATGTTCATCTCGCTGGTCGCGCCCGGCTATGCCCCCGGCAGCGCCGCGCCGCTGCCTGCCCGCGCGAATGGACATGCAATCCTTTCGGAGATTTCGGTCGATGGCGCTGGCGCGATGCTCGAAGTGGGCGATGTTCTGCTGCCGCAACATGGCGAGCGGATTGCGACCGCCTATGACGATGCCTTCAACCAGACCCCGGCGCGGCTGCTGCGCAATGTCATCGGGCTGGGGTATCGCGACGATGTGGTCCATTACGTCGGGATGAGTCACTACATGCGGCTCGAACGCCAGCCGGGCGGCGAGCTGCTGGCCGAAAGCACCGGCGCGCTGTGCGAACCGGCGCGGCAATGGCATGCGAACTTCTTTGCCGGGGCACGGGCGAACGATCTCGCAGTGATCGGTTCGATCTCGTATGAATTGTTCGACGCCTATTGTCCCGAGGATTGGAAACAGCGCACCGCAGGCGGTGCCCCGGCGCTGACCGGATGGGTGCCGCCGTCCACGCTGCTGTCGCCCGCCAATGCGCAGGCGATGGCGTGGCTGGCAAACAGCGCGGGGCAGTTCGTGGACCTGCTGCACGCCGCCGCGCTGCCGGTGCGGATGCAGATCGGGGAGCCGTGGTGGTGGGTCACTCCGGCGGGCGAGATCTGCCTCTATGATACCGCCGCGCGCGTCGCATTCGGCGGGTCGCCGCCGGTGATCGAGGATCTTACAGGCACGCTCGATCCGGCGCGGATTGCGCTGCTTGATGCTGCGGGCGTGGTGCTGGCGCAATCGACAACTGAGCTGACCGCTGCGATCCGCGCGCGCGCGCCGGCGGGGGCCGAGGTGCTGCTGCTGGCCTTCACCCCGACGATCCTCAACCCCGCGACGCCTGAACTCTACCGTGCGAACCTGCCACTGGGCTGGGCTTTTCCCGCCTTCGACCGGTTGCAGCTGGAGGATTACGACTGGCTGACGCAGGGCGCCGATGCATTGCGGCGCGCGGCCTATGCATTGGTCGATACCCGGCTCGGCTACCCGCTGGCCGATCAGGATTACCTCGCAGGCTTCGTGCTCGACC